CAATGAAAGAGTGCATGCCTCCTTACGCGGAGGGATAGTGTGGTGGTGTGATGACGCGTGCAATAAAAGTAACTTCGATAACCATCTTAAAAGGCTATCTAACTAACTAGCTAAATAAACTACTCCTAATACACCCGCTCTCATCTAATCTTAAACTAGCTAAACCATATCTAATCTAACTCACTAGTTGTGCTAGTCCAAGACATAAATCAGCTGAACGACATATCGCTAACGGATCAGGCGCTGATTACCAACAACCGATCTGGGTCTATTCCCTTTCTTCTTCTTCTTCTTCTTCGGTTTGTTGCGGTTCGTCAGTTTAATCTTGAATGGTCCTAAATTCGCTTTGGCCTCACGGTGTTGTGAGTTAGGCGAAAGGACCGAGGAAACTGCATGAACCCCTTTAGCCACTGCTCCGATTGGCCCTGGCATCATGGAAGCAAACCCTGAGAGTGGTTTGACCAGTCCGAGGACCGTGTTCCAAAAGTTTGGATTGTCCTTTGAGGGCACAGAAACTGGAAGTTTCTCCTGAATCGCTCCGTACAAGCGGAACGCTCGGGCATCGAGTGGAGGGGCCGGTTGAGCAAAGCCATTGAGCCAAGAACCTTGGACGGTTCTCATCTCAACAGTAGCCCAGTTCTTAAGAATAAACGTTTGAGCCGATGGCACACCATCCGGAACGAAAATCTTGAAACAAATGGTATCAAAATTGTTATCCCAAAAGAATGGTGCGCCTTTCCATGGAAGAATTTCCAAGGAGGACGGGCCGGAAAGAATGCTTGAAGGTACAGTCTCATTATCGGCCATGTTGTCGATGAACTCCGTGTAAGGGAACACTCCGGTACCTCCCAGCCTGTTCATTGAGACTGAGTAGGCGCCATCTTTGACAAAACCCACAGTTGAACCAATAGCCGCACCTTCGTAAACGATGGCACGAGCGCCGGTAATATTGTAAGAGGTTGGCCCCAAAATACCAGTACCAACAATTTCAGGTTGAAGGCAGAGAGCAAATGGGGACTTGAAAGTGGTAATAGTACCGTATTGGTTCAAGGCGTTGGTAGTGCTAGCAAGCTCAGCAGACCGGGATATCACCCTGGCCGCGTCAATGCTTGCGGTGTTGGAAACTCCCGACGAGTTATTCACGGTGTTGAAATACTGCGGGAATTCAGTATGTGCCTCTTGGTACTCTGCGCCAATTGACGAAAGCGGGGGGTAGTTGCCCGCAGTAGGTACAAATCCTGTGGTGTTAGAATAAGTGACCGTATAGTACGCCATCGGCAGAGTGGGAGTGCACACGACGATCGTAGTGTATCCAGGTTTGACGCTAATGTTGTCCTGCTTAACGAATTTCTGAACGACACTACGGGTTCCTGATCCATCAGGGACACGAGGTTGGAGATCATTGTCTGGGGCACAAGTTGCTGCCTCCAGAAATCTACGAGAGTCATGGTTCAAAGCCATTTAGGGGTGGGTATTTTCGGTTCTTCTCTTGAAATACGAATGGTGCCCACTACCAAAACACCAATCGTACACGCGTGCGATTAGGCCGAATCCGACACCTTTCCAGGTGCGGATCGGCCTTTACCGGCGGTGGGCCGCTGACCATTCGAAGGTGGTCTGCGGCCTCGGCCGGAGAAAGATCTGCTGCCCAAGGCAACTCGTCCCGAGAGTGAAACGGGTTTCCATGTGGGCGTCTTCCCGTGACTGGGAGGGAGTTTGGTAGTGTGTGCGCGAACGACGCGACCCGGCGGCTTCGTCTGTTTTCCGAGATTAGAAGCCTGTGCATGTTTCGGGTCACGTTTCGGCCGGTTTCGCACTGAAACGGGTTTTGGACTATCCACATCCAGAGATGACGTTCCATGCTTCTCTTCCTCGACGGTTTTCTCTGAGTCTATTATATAGGCATCATCGCCGTCGATAATCAGCACGTCTTCGTCAGGGTGGGGTTTTATCTCCTCTATCGCGGTCCAAGGGGGTGAACGCATAAATTCCTCAGGGGTCTTTACGTCGTCTAGCCACTCCCTAAAGGCAACATACTCAATATCTGGGTATGCCTCGCGGAGGTAGTCTATATGGAAGTTGTCAACTTCATTATCGTTGGGAAATTGAACATCCTTATCATATAGTGCTGCCCACCAGCTAACGTCTTTAACTCTAGTCAAGTCCGGATCCAAAGCCCGTGTAGGAAGCGGGATACCTCGAAGACGACACCACGTGGTGGCTAAATCCCCAATTAACGGTGTGTTAGGGTCGGTAAGAGCGTAGGAAAGCATCTTACGGTCTAACACGTCGTAGGGATCACCATCCATTTGGGTCGTGGTGTGTAACTTGGTAGCCTGCCTCCTTATGTCACAGGTGCTATTTGGGCTACCAGCCCAAACATGCCGGCTGAAAAATCGGGCAAGGAAATTGACTCCAAGGTCCCATCTCTGTAGGACTTGGCACGTTGCTTTCAGGCCCATCTTACTAGCAGCCTTGCAATAAGTCTCTTCAGTAATTCCTGGGCCCAATGAAAACATAATGGAGTCATCTCCTCCGAACTCAGTACGAGTACATAAGATGCGATATGCCCTATCTCTCTCAATCCAATTTCCGTCCTCATCCTTAGTCATCCTCAGGGCCAGATACGCAATGAATGCATTTTCAATGGTATTATGGCCAGAGGTTTCAGGTGATCCTGATAACCTACTGGTTCCTGAGGTGTACTTGACACCAAATCTGGTAAAACATGTCCTATGACATTGTCTTTGAAGGAGAGTCTGGAGTTCCTCGTGGTAACTTGGATGAAAGGCACGCATCATAATGGACGTCGTGAGATGTCTTCCCAGGTTCGAGATGGTGGCATCCATCCTCGAAAAGTCGCCCATTACCACACTGTCTGCTCCGGTGGCAATGTAAGCTACCCGCTCTGCCATCTCCTTAGGTGTCTTTCCGAATGTATACCATGGTTGAGGTTTGAGTATCTCTTCGGAAATCACCATGTAAAACATGGAGTAGGCTAATTTGGTGCGGGGGTCGACTTGGGAAATTGTGCGTGGGTCTGCTAACTTTCCGTAGACTTCATTCTTCTGAAAGGTCTCGATGATGTCATGTCTCATGTAATCGCCGTAATTATCACCGCGGTGCAAAGTATTGCGCTGCGATGGTCGGTCCTGTTGGACAAAGACATCTTCTACGTACTTCGGTTTCAACTGATGATGTTTATGTTCGGGAACTATGAGCTCCGCAAACTCACCCATCACTTTATAAAGAAACTGATCACCTTTCAGCTCTGTATTGTGTTGCAACTTCGTGATCCTGTTGGCAACACCTACCTGGTCACTGGCTAGGCTACTCATCGGAGTTAAAGCCGGGCTACCAACGAAAGGCGAGCAAACTGCTTTGCACTTCTGTTTCATGGCTGCTGAGTTTATTTCCTGTATGGAGTGTTGGGGGTTGAACGTGTAACCTTTACAAGCGTTCTCGTTACTAATAACGAGAGACTCAGGGTTAGCGTCTTTCTCCGTTTGCTGGAAATACAGCCGAAACATTTCTGCATCTCTTCTGACATTAGGTCCTGTACCCATATGAGATCCTAACGCAGCTGCCGTGATTGGTTGTTTAGAACTCAACACTGTTGCTCTCATTGCTGCGAATACCTCTGCAGTAACTGTGGCGGATTTCCTACTGCCCACCGGACTAACTGAGACGGTACGAACTACGTTACCGCCTGCCTTGTCATCAGTTCTCTTGAGGCATTCGATGATGTTATAATTAACATCGGGATTGGGCTGAGGCTTCATGCGCACTAACCTGCCCATTTGAGCGTTTGGTGTGTGAGACTGCTCAATGAGTAATTGAGCAGCCAGACCTTTACATTTAAAGATCGGTTCCAATAACACGACAACGCGATGGTCCGAAATCGTTTTCTGTTCAACCATGTACACGGCCGCGTACCATTCGCCATCCTCATAGCGGCTGGCACAAATTGTCTCTCTATTCCAGTCCCACAACTCATGCTTATAGTTAGCACCACCTGTGATACTGTAATGTAAGACGTTATTTATGAAGGTAAAGTCCCCATTCTTGACCTTTCCACCAGGCTCCGTGGGGTTTAGGCCATAAATTGCCCAGGTAACGACATAGCGGGTCAGCAAGTCGTTCATATCTAGATACCAATCACAATCGACAACGCCAATCATGTCGGTTTCTTTGGGCAATGCGGCGGTATGGGGGACTAACAAGTCCTTCGGCCAGTACATAGTCTTATTCCCTCTAGTGTCGGCTTTGATATCGGCATTTGAGAGGCTGTACATGAATAGATCACGACCCATCATGGCCGCCAATCTCTTAAAGTATGGTCCCATAGCGTTCCGTTCGGAGGCAGCCTCCGGGTGCGTGTGGGCACCACCGACTTTCGCAAAGATCGGCTCGACGTCTAATAGACGCCTCTTCATAATAGGTCGTTTGTGATAATCAAATCCATTACCTCTGTGGATAAATAGACTGCGGAGATCCTCGTACGCACTATTCATCAATCGAACGTTGAGACCTTTGATAAACCAAAGGTGTCGTTCGTTAGAGACGAGGTGCAATAGTCTTAGGATCGATGCAGCTTGGTGGTTAAACCAACAATCCACGCGCCAATACCAGTTAAAGACACCGTTCCAGAACCAACACTTAAGGTGTTGGTCTGTATCTATAACGGTGACTTTGGGAAGACAGATCTTCCCGAACGTCACGTCAAGCCTCGCTGTGGGCTCGGGCAACGTTCTTCGCGGCAGGTACATCCTTGCGTATGTACCTGCGAGTTTGCAAATGGTGTAGAAAAGCATTCCACCACCAATTGCAAACGACGGCAGCATAATCATTTTAGACATTCGCTTGATCTTCTGCGCTCCTTCATCAATATCAGGATGCCGGAATAAATTAACCAGAGCATCCTGGAAGGTCTTTCGAGCGTGTGTGAAGATTCCATCACTTCTAGGGCTGCCGTAGTTGACGCCTATAAACATGCCTTGCGTCAACGCTGCGGAGACGTTATCTTGGTCTGCGCAGATACAATCCATCTTTGGAAGGGGGTAAACTCGGTTCTCTG